TAAAAAAAGATGTTGAAGAACTTTTAGAGGAGTTAAATAATGACTAGAAAAAGATTAATTGATGACCAAAATAAATTTTTTGATTGGCTAGATAAGTGTCCTTATAGTTTCAAATACAAATATGAAATGGGTGGTACTATAATTCTTACCTTTAAAGAAAAGAGTAAACAAGATGAGACAACTGATTAAAAAAATACTAACATTCTGGATGAACAAGGACGAGATGACAGACCCATTCATGGACAACGTACTTAGGTTTGCTATCATGTCTGTGTTTGCCTTCGGATTTTACTTGACTTTACTAGCATTTGGAGATAAGTTTTTATGATGAAAATATACAATCTAATTATGGATAGTACTAAGAATCCACTATCTAATATACCTGACATCAACACACGTCATATGATTATGCAGGTGTTAGCGTGGATGTGGTGTATCATATTCAGTATGTACTTAGGCTCTATCGTAGCCTTTGGCATTAGTGCAATCATACACACACTATTACTCGCAGGAATATTTGTGACCGTTGGTGTGTTTGAAACCGCCAAGCGTAGACCACAATACTTTGGTGGACTTGGCAGAGGAAGAGGAGGAGAGCATGAATAGACCTATAATTATAGGACGCAACGATGGTTGCAATGAGTGTGACGATTTGGGTTACATTTGTGATGAGTGTGTAGATGAATGGCTTGGAGATGAATGGTTTGGAGATGAACTTGGAGATGAGCATGAATAGATTTATTATAGAAGAAGATGTAGAGTCTATAGCTAAATCACTATGTGACCAACACATTGTGAAGATGCCACTAGAAGAGGCACAGATGTTATGCACTAGCCTATGGCATCATGCACCAGAGTATGCAGCCGAACACGATTTGTACAAACCAGTACACCAAAAGCACCCATGTACCTTGTGGGCAATGGAGAACAAATCTAACTATGCTTTTGCTTGGTTGCTATATCGTAGTATGCTGAACGAATACACATACAGGTATGGCAAAGTTCATGGTGCAAATAAACATCACTTTGCTTTGTTCAAAGGTATTAATCTAATACCACAGGGTGACATGACACCACACCCACAATGTTTTAGTGGACACGATGACCTCAAGACAGATGAAGATTACCCAATAGAGGCTTATCGTGCCTTCTACAGGGTTGACAAATTACGCTTTGCACGATACAATAGAGGACGTAATATGCCACAATGGTTATATAAAACAATATCAGTTGCAGAAAAGGAGAATGAATATGCCACTTGATTTTACAAACTTAATAGACCCAATACCACAGAACCTAGACTTCGAGGTAGCGCATGAGCCTACCAAGTTTAGGGGTAAGAAGTATGTCATCAATCAAAACACAGGAGAGTACATCGGTATAGTAGGTGATGCCTTTCCTGCGATAGGACATACAAAATTCTTTACCCAAGTTCAAGAGGAGATACTCAATACACTTGAACCTCACCAAACACGTGACGCAAAGGTTACGTGGAAGGATTCACATAACAATGCTTGGGCTTTGATGGACATCACATTGCCAAATGTAAAGACAGAAGTCACAACAGACAAGCACTCTACCACGATAGCACAACGCATAATAGCATTGCGTGGTGTGGACGGTAGTTGTTCTAATCAAGCCTACTTTGGTGCGATAGATTTCTTCTGTACAAATGGACAGATACGAGGAGAACATGACAAGGTTAGACGCAAGAACACATCTAACTTTAGCATGGACAGATTCATACAGGACTTGAGAAACTCAGAACACTCATTTCAAAACTACGCACGTAGACTACAGGCACTAGCTAACAAAACCTTGTGGTCAGGTGATGTAAAAGCTATGCTTGAAAAGCTATTCAAGTCAGACAAGAGAGTAGAGAAGATGATGCAGTTGTACTTTCAAGAAACATCCAGACGTGGACACAATGGTTGGGCATTGTACTCTGCCTTTACAAACTATGCAACCTACGCAGACGAGCGTAATGGTTTCAAGTTACGTAACACAGGCAACGATACTGCATCAGAGTCTATGTTCAAGCGTGAGCATGAGGTTCTACAGTGGACAGAAAGCAAATATTTTAAGGAGTTAGTAGCGTAATGTTAGACAGAAGCAAATCAGTAGGTATGCTTGTAGGACTTGCAGTGGGTGATGCTTTAGGCGCACCCATTGAGTTCACAAATAAACGTGACAAGGATAACTACATAACCGAATACAAAACAGGTGGCACACACGGTGTCACCATAGGAGAGTGGACGGATGACACAGCTATGGCTATGGCTATGGCTGATGCACTCATAAAAAACAAAGGTGTATTTAATGCATCAGATATTATGGATAACTTCGTTGCTTGGAAAAACAAAGGAGAGTATATACCAAGAGGAGTGTGCTTTGATATTGGAATGACTACAGTAAAAGCGTTGCGTTACTACGAAGTACAAGGTAAAAAGGACAGCCCTTACGTAGGTTTAAATAGTTCTGATTCATCTGGTAATGGTGGCATCATGCGTCTAGCACCTGCCATAATTGTAGCAGATAGTTTATGTCAAGCTGTTGAGTATGCTGTATGTTCTACTATGCTTACTCATGCGTCACCTGAATGCATAAAGTATGCTAGATTATTAGCAGAAGAAATATGGTATACCTTTTATAGGAAAGCAAATGAGAAGTATAAGCTTGACCCTAAAACACCAAGAGAGTCTATCATGTCTGGTGGATACGTGAAAGAAACCTATCAGGCTGCATGGTGGTGCTTGCAAAATACAAAGAACTTTGAGGAATGTGTTATAGAAGCAGTCAATCTTGGTCACGACTCTGATACAACAGGTGCTGTTGCAGGTATGATTGCAGGAGCTTACTATGGTATTGAACGTATACCAAAACGCTTCTTGAAAGATTTACAATGGTATGATAAAATATTTGATACCGCAGTACAACTATATGAATTGAGAGGAATGCATGACAAACTTACCTAGATATACACAATCACAAAAGTATTCTGATGGTACTAGGTTTTATCGCTTCAACCCACCACAAAAATATATTGAGTTAGGTTTGGTACAACGAGAGAGCTTGGGCAGTATGAGTAAACCTGCTTTCGCTCGTGCCAAAGAATTAAATAACATAATCTCTGAACATCAAGAGATGGAAAGACAAGCGAGACAAAACGTACCAAGAACTTTGTATCAGGTTGTAGCAGTTTACTATCAGTCTTACTACTATATTAAACTAAAACACAAGACACAGTTACAATACAAACAATTTATTGACACTGCTTTATCTACTTGTATAAACAATTATCAGTTGTCGAAAGTAGATATAAAAAATATCTCTGCTGTCATGGCTAATCGTGCCTATCAGGAGTGGTTAACGAGAGGTGTACACATGGCTAATCACATATGCAGTGCTATGAGTATGGTCTACAATTATGCAATAAATACAGGGTATTGTGAGGTGAACCCATTCTCACGTATTAAGAAGGAGACACCACAACAGAGAAAAATAGTTTGGACAAAAGAAAACATAACAAAATTTCTTGACATTGCATACTCAGATTTTGAGTACAGAAATGTGGGATTGATATTTCAAATGACATACGAGTGGTGTCAGCGTCTTGGTGACATAAGAATGTTGACATGGGATAGCATAAACTTTGACAATCAAACACTCAGTATAGAACAATCTAAGCGTAGAGCAGAAGTGCATCTACCTATTGAGGATGATTTATTTGATATGCTTAGTCAACAGCACAAAGACTTTGGTTTTCAAGAGTATGTTGCGCCCTATTACAAGCCTAAGAATGGGGTGTACGTACCCTATGATATGGAATTACTGTCTAAAGTAGGACGTAGACTGATGAATATGGCAGGATTACCTGACACACTACGCATGATGGACTTACGTAGGACAGGTACAACTGAAATGCTATCGGCTGGTGTCGGATTAGGACAAGTGATGGCGGTTACAGGACACTCACATCCTCAATCAGTAAAACCATACATGAAAAATACTTTGTCAAGTGCAAATTATGCCTTGACACAGAGAAAAAACCATGATAAAAGCATTACAAGTGCCGAAAAGGAAAGTGATATACATGTATAATATATATAAACATATAAGTGATATAGATGTAAGTGTAGGAGAAACAAAGAGAATGAATTGTCCTATGTGTAATGGGTACAAGACATTTACAATCACTAACAATATGGGTTCTCTTGTATGGAACTGCTATAAAGCCTCGTGTAGTGTCTCTGGTGGTACTCGTGTGCATATGTCTATCGATGACATACGAAAGGGGTTCTCTGGTGCTGAGAACGTAGCTAATGGTATTGATTTTGTATTACCTGAGTGTGTTGTACCAATCAAAGACAAGATAGAGGGTCTTAACTTTCTACACAGGTGGGGCATAACACACATGCGACACGAGGTTATGTACGATGTGAAGGAAGACAGAGTTGTGTTTCCTATTGTACATGATGGCAAGGTTATTGATGCAACAGGACGAACCATAGGAAAAAAGTTACCTAAATGGAAAAGATATGGAAAAAATAGCTTGCCTTATTCTTTTGGGTATGGTAAGGTAGCTGTAGTTGTTGAGGACTGTGTGAGTGCCGCAGTTGTTGGCAGTGAGGTTTTTGTTGGGGTAGCTGTGTTGGGTACTTCACTGCATGAATCACACAAGAGGTATCTCTCGCAGTTCTCTACAGCTATAATTGCCTTAGACCCAGATGCATTACCCAAGACACTAGCTATTGCAAAGGAACTAAGGGGTCATGTTAATACAGTAAAGGTACTAAGGTTGACTGACGATTTAAAATATCGTAACCCTATCGATATACAAAACTTGAACAACACAGGAGTAACATAATGGAATTATCTTTAATACGTAGCCTGATGGATAAGTCATTCTATGATGACCATCGTGGCGCACGTTGTCCAGATAGATTGTTTAGCAAAGATGTTCGTAAGATAAAGCAAGCTATTGACAGTGCCATGACTCAATATGAGAGGACAGTCAATCCAGATGAGATAGAAGCACTGTTCATGGCAAACAATCCATCCATGACTACTGCACAAAAGCAAGCTTACTCAGCTTTGTTTGCACAGATAAAGAAAGAACAGCCTATGGGTAGCGATGTATCCCAAGAGGTTTTATCTAAACTGTTCCAACAAGTCATTGGAGAGGACATTGCTAACTTAGGATTTGATTATGTCAATGGTGACAAGTCTAGCCTTGAGCCTTTGCGTATGTTATTAGAACAGTATGGTGATGACTTCACACCTAACCTACAGGTGGAGTGGGATGACATTGAGATAGATACTTTGTTAGCTAAAGCAGACTTAGAAGCTAGATGGACATTCAATATACCCTGCCTTACTCGTAAGGTAGAGGGTGTTAACGCAGGACACTTAATTGAGATAGGTGCTAGACCGAACACAGGCAAGACATCTTTTCATGCTAGTCTTATTGCATCACCCAATGGCTTTGCTCATCAAGGTGCTAACTGTATTATACTATGTAACGAAGAAGGATATCACAGGGTAGGTGCAAGATATCTAACTGCCGCCACAGGTATGACGATGAGAGAGATAAAGCAGAACCCATCCAAAGCAAGAGACTTGTATGCACCTGTCAAAGAAAGGATAAAGATTAAGGATGCAACAGGACGTGACATGGCATGGGTAGAGAGCATATGCAAAACGTACAAACCTGATGTAGTGTTGCTAGATATGGGAGACAAGTTTGCTAAGACTGCAGGTTTTGCAAGAGCAGATGAAGCACTTAAAGCAAACGCAATACATGCTCGTATGATTGCCAAGCAACATGATTGTGCCATGTTTTATATGTCTCAGTTATCTGCTGATGCAGAGGGTAAGGTTCTTCTCAATCAATCTATGATGGAAGGTAGTCGTACAGGAAAAGCTGCAGAAGCTGACCTAATGCTGTTGATTGCCAAGAACCCTGTGGTTGATGGACAAGAAGAAGAAGATACACAACGACATTTAAATGTAGTAAAAAATAAGTTGACAGGATGGCATGGTGTGGTACACTGTGACTTAGAATATCAGACAGCGAGGTATACAGGATGAAGTTAACAATTGATGTAGAGAATACAGTAACACAAAGAGATGGCAAGATGCATCTTGACCCCTTTGAGCCTACTAATTCTTTAACTATGGTAGGAATGTTAACAGACACAGGTTTAGAAAGGTGTGTTACATTTGACCATAGTGAGATTACTCCAATACCTAATGCACATGAGAAGGTACAAGAGTGGTTAGATAAAGCAACTATATTGATAGGACACAACATTGCCTATGATTTAGTTTGGTTGTGGGAGTCGGGCTTCAAGTATGATGGTGCGGTGTTTGATACGATGCTTGTTGAGTATGTATTACAAAGGGGAATAAAAGAACCTTTGTCATTAGAAGCATGTGCGAATAGGTACGAGTTAGATACTAGAAAAGAAGATACATTAAAAGAATACTTTGCGAAGGGTTATACTACTCGTGATATTCCTTGGGTTGAATTGTCTCAGTATCTTTCGTCAGA